AATACGAGGATCTGAGGTCTCGCTACACTGGTGCATTAACGATGCGCCAAAGCTAGAGAAGTATATACTTGAATGTATCGAGCTCAACCGAAAGGTCGATCTCGATTTAGTTCCTGTATGGCTGAGGAGACTCGTGGTTGGATCCATTATAGATCCTTTTAAACTACGATATCTGAGGCAGCTTCTTCTGTTTAGCTACAAAGCACATGTTCAACATGACAATGCAACTACTGAGGCGAGTTTTAAACAATTCGCTTCCACTAATCGGCAAGTTGGCGAGTTCGCGAATTCCTTTTCTGAAAGGAGTCCGCGGTTGCTCGATCTTGCTCGACGTTATACTCAGAGTGTCCTGTATGCGTTCCAAGAAAAGGAAATAGTTCCTTTTCATGGGCCAGGTGCATCAACAACCCCGAAAGGGGTCGATTGGAGCAAGTGGTACACGCAGATAGAACACCTGTATCCCTATTCGGACTACTACTCTCTGTATTTTACAGAGGGTGCGCAGCCTGACGTGGGAGCCTTAACAGACGAACATATAGTCGCCGACGTCATTGCTGTCCCAAAGGACAGCCGTGGACCTAGGCTAATATGTGTTCACCCGGCTGAAGCCATTTGGCTGCAGCAGGGGTTAAGGGTAAACCTTGAGAGAGCAATCTCCCAAGCTAGATGGAGTCGAGGTCCATGGCCTAAAAACCATGTAAACTTCGACAATCAGTCGATAAACGGTCGTATTGCCTTACTAAGTAGCAAGAGTCGCAAATATGCGACCCTTGATATGAAGGAGGCTAGCGATCGTATATCCGATGTACTCGTGCAAGCGCTTTTTGGGCGTAAGTACAAGTATTTCGGTTGCTGTCGGGCTCAGAAATACCATATAAGGGACTCCAAACTTGGGATCCCTGACGATGATATTCACAGCTATGCTCCGATGGGGAACGCAACTACGTTCCCCGTTCAGAGTTTAGTCTTCTGGGCCATCTGTTGCGCATCAATGCAGAGAAATGGGTTTCATCAACCCAACTCTGTGTTTGTCTTCGGTGATGACATCATAGTCCCGTCTGAATGTGCCGAGTTCGTTATTAACGATCTCGAATCATTCGGCCTGCTCGCTAATCGGAGTAAATCCTTTTGGCGAGGCGGATTCCGTGAATCATGCGGCGTTGATGCCTTTAATGG